ATCCTTTGTCAAATTCGGTATAATATAGCTTTTTATCAAAACTTTACTGTATGCTAAAACTATACCATTTTGATAAATGGCAGGCATATAAGGAGTATTAAAATCATTAAAAGCCAATTTAGGGATGTTAAAACCTGTATCTTGGTACACAGGTCTATCTACTTTGATTCCCCTAGAAATGCAAGTAATATTATAAATTTTCCACAAATAAGCTAATAAATCAGGATTATCAGTTGTCCAAGTAGTGTGAGTATTGCCATCTATATTCCTAGATTCTACACTGCCAAAGGGAGTATAAATTATAAAATCAGATGAAGAATACCAAACATTTTTACCCCGTATTTGTGTGCTCATATAATCTATGAAAGGTAATTGTGGCTTAAAACTTTTAAAATCGGGTAAATCAAACATAGATTTATAAATTTCTACAGTTTTTACCAGCCCTGATATTTGGTTGCATTTGTCACAATTTTTGATGCTAGCATAAATGATTTCAAAATCTTTCAAAGATTTTTCTAACAGTTTCATGCATAATGATGAATGTTTGAGATAGCTAATATCATTAGAATGAAGCTCTATATCGTCTGGAACAAACAATTGCGGCTTTTTTGAACTAATAAAATATCTTCTAGTGGTATAACATATAATATATGTAAAAAACCGAGATAATGTGTCGATCCTAATATTGCTTGGTAAAAATATATACCCAGATCTAGTTTTATCAACTTTTTCTGAAGGATCAAAGGATTTCAAGTATTCTAATTTTTCTTCTATTTTGCCTGGCAAACTATTGATCATGTAATCTTTTAAATGATCAAACTTTTCAGGGTCATAAAATATATTTTTCAATTTAGGCATTTTCTCAATTGCAGATAAAGTCATTAATGTTTCATTCGTTAAATTATAATTATAATTGACAAGCGTGTTGTAAATCATCGGTTTGCAAGATTTGTTGCTTTTAAAATTAAAATCATTTAAATTGAATTTGATTCTCTCAACTTGA